AATAACTAGTATAACTAGTTTATATATAATACTAGTATAATACTAGTAAGGTAAATTACATCTTTACCTTATCATCTTTGGTGTAGTATACATTTACGTTACTCTCACCGTCTTTATCATCTAAGTACTTCATTACATTGTCCACATTTGATTTGTCATCATCTGAGAACCCTATCTTTGGTACGAAGTTATTTTGGATGTCATTTTCTAACTCCATAGTTACCTTTAATTCTTCAGATAATCTATTGACGTGTTCTATGAATCCTTCTAATGCGATAATCTTATCCTTTTCAGGATTAGCTGCACTACCTTTTCCGAATGATACAGGATGGAATTTACACATATCTAAATACTCGCTAAACATCTCATCAGGGTTACCTTCAATAACTCCCTTATATCTTTTTAGTGACTCAACACAAGACTCTATAGATAATCCTGCCTTACCAGCTCTAACTATCTCCTCTACACCTTGTCTTAAAGCTTCAGGGTTGTGTCCTCTTGCCGTTATAATAGCAAATATAGAACCACCATTAATACACTCTACAAAATCATCCCACGATGGTCCTGTTGATGCAACTAATGAATCTTTTACAAACTGTTCGTTACCCGCAGGTCCAAAGTTAATAAATGGTTCATCAGCAAATCCTGTTACTGTATGTCCTTTGTAATCAAAATCATTCTTACCGATTTGACTTCTGTATTCTGCAAAATCAGCAGTACCCATTCCTATTTCTTGGTCTCCGAATGTTTTAACCATAATCTCTGTTGGCATAAACATTATGTTATCGTCCCAATCAAAAGCATAATATTTAAAATCAGGATTACCTTCATCGTCAAACCCTTCGGTTACTTCGATGTCCATAATCTCCATTAGTCTTTTAATATTTTCTTCTAATAAAATTTTTTCCATTTCTATTTTTTTAAAAAAGGGGAAGAACTAACTTCCCCTCTTATATTTTTTTATTAAATGTTCTCGAAAGATGCTCCTGTTGGTGTAACTAAGAACTCAATATCGATAAATTCAAGTGCTCTTGTTGGTTTGATATAAATCTTACCTGACAATTGATTTCTGTCCATATCTTCAGGTGATGAAGAAACCTCAACTTTAAATTCTGTTAAACCTCTTTCTTTTTTGATATTCTCTAAAATTGGGTTTACTAAACTTAAGAATTCATTTCTTACAACATCATCGTTTTGTTCGAATAACAATCTTACCGCTACGTTTGAAATTAATTTTCTCGCTTGTAGTAATAATCTTCTTACGTTAATTCTATCTAACGCTGACTCTCTAACCTGTAGTGTTTTGTTACCGAAAATGATTGTACCTACATCCGCAAATGTTGCGATTGGGTTAATTCTATTCACGTATAACGCATCTCTCTCATCTAAAGTTAATTTCTTTTTAGCTTTGATTGAATTTACTAAACCTCTTTGGTAACCCGCTGACGCGAACCATGGGAAAGCAATGTTATCAGTTAATGCGATGTTTCTTAAAACTTCACCTGTTGGTGATACATATACCTGTACTGAATTTTCAGTATCTCTAACTTGAATCCACGGCCAGTAAGTTGCTGAGTAGTTTGAATCAAAACCTATATCTTCTAAGTCTCCTACTATCTCGTCAACACTATCTCTGTTTGGTGAATCAATAATGTATAATGAATCCGCTCTTTCTGTCTCTACCATATCAATAGCTTCACCTACTAACGATGAGTGGTCGAAGAAGTTGATACCAGGTGTTGAGAATAAGTTAATGTCAATCGCTTCAGGATTTCTGAATGTCATAATACCATCTAAGAAAGCGTAGTAATCTGACTCACCGATATTACTATCAAATCCTGAGTTAATGTATGAATTTTTACCAATCATATATTGGTCAGTATTTGTTCTTTCTTTTCTGAAGATATCAAAACCATCAAATCCACCTACAGGTGCTAATGTAAATTTACATGCCGATGCCTTTTCAAAGTTACCTTCACTAATTTCGAAATTTTCAGGTGTAGTATCAAACTCAGTAGAGTCAGCTTGTGACGATAAGTGGAAACCTTTAGTTGTTTCACCTGAGATTGATTTTCCTGAGAATTCAAAGAATGATGGGTCAAATCCAACTGTGTCAGAAACACCCATAAATACTTTTCTTATTTTATCAGCATTAACCTGAATTGGGTTACCGTTAACATCAACACCAATTTGGTCACCTGCCTTATAATATTCTGTTTTATAATTAATATCGTGATTAGATGAGGTAGCAAAACCGTAGTCTTTAACTTCATAACCTCTGAAACCTGCTGGTACAGAATCTGAAGGTGCTTCTAAACCTAATTCTAATATAACGTATCTTGATTTTAATTCGTACTCACCATCTGATGTACCTACTTTACGTGCTACGTATCCTGGTACTTCAGGGTTCATTGAACATCTTGAGAATTTCTCTAATACGATAGGATTTGCATCCGTATCGAAGAAGTCTCTTACGATGATATCGAATTCTTGTTTTTCGATGTTAATATTAACAATCGATATTTTTACTTCTTTCGCCGATGAATCACCATCAGAAATTGTGATGAATCTAAATAAGTCCGAAACAAATCCACCTCTTACTTCTGATACCACATATGGTGTAACAGATGAAGTATATGATTCTTGGAAGTCGTCACCGTCTTGTACTGACTCAATATCTAATGAAAGACCTTGAACTTTACCTGTTAATGATAACCAAGTTAAATAACTATCAAATACTTTATCAACGTATATTGGGTATAAGTCAGCGTTCTTATCAAAAGCAGACTCACCAATTACCTTAGTGATAAACTTTTTAGACGATGAACTTAAGTTACACGTATATGAGAAAGATTGAGTACCTGAACTCATAGATAATTTGAAATCACCCATACTGTTAGTCTCAACAGTTGAGCTAGTCATTGTGATTGGTGATGTTAATTTATGATTTAATGTATCACCTGTATATTCAGCTCTTGAACGTAAAATTGCGATAGTCTTACCGTGAGACTCCTCGTGTCTTTGAACACCAATTCTTTGTACTATCACTTTAAATTTGTCAGTACCTGCGTCATCCCACTTAATACCATAGAAAGACAATCCTGAGTCATTTAATGAATCACCACAAGATTGTAAAGCCCATAATGAATCACTCATATTATACATTGTAAGACCAACAGTTGTTACTCCTAATGTTGTCCAATCGAACGTAGTATCATAAGGACCTACAACTATAGGTTCTGTAGTATTGATAGCTCCATTGAAGAAGTCTTCAACTGAAGACATTGAACCGTCATTAGCTTCAAGTACTGTTGATAAAAATGCTTGTTGTGCTGATGTTACAGACGATAAGTCTAACAACCCACCAGCTAACTCAACATCAAAGATATCTTCTTGAGTGCTAGACGTTTTGAATTTATCAACTGAACCGATAGTTTTGATTGCATGTGCATCACCTGCGTTATATCCTGAATATCCTAACACTCTAGTTACGAATAACTGAGATGATTGGTTTAAGAATGATTTAGCGTAATACGGTAATTGGTATTTTAAAGTTTCACCTAATTTTTCAGGTGATTGTCCTCCAAATAATGTTTTAAATTCATTATAACCTGATACTAATACAGGTTCGAATGCTGGACCTTTTTTTGTTTCACCTACTAACCCTAAAGTAGATACACCTACGCTTTGAGATACAAAACTCAAATCTTTTTCTGATGTATAAACCCCTGGTGAGACGAAAACTCTGTTAGAATTTGCCATTATTGTTTAATTTTATATTATGTAATTTATTTCTTTACTACTATAAATATTTATTTTTTTAGTAAAAGACTTTTATAAATCCATTATATTTATTGGTAGTATGTTTTTTTTCATACTTTTTTCATACAACGACAAATGGACAAGGAAATAGTCAAAAACTTAAAGATTAGTGAACATCACCATTCAATGCTAAAAAACCATTGCAAAAGTGAAGGTCTAAAAATGTTTAAATACATAGAAAAACTAATAGAAGAAAACTGTAAACCTAAGACAGATATCTACGGGGAACTTTAAGATTTTGTTAGATATACCACACTCATCTTAACTGGTGGGGTACTTAATGGTGGTATTTCATTAACCGTCAATTTTTTATTATCAATATTAAAAGTATAATAATCATTCTCTAATTGTATCATACCTCCAACATCAACTAATATAATGTCGTGGATAGGCTTAGATAAATCATACTCATAAACACCATCTTCAAATTCTATAATATCCTTACTTAAAGATAGACGTGACCCATCAATATCAACAAAATTATTATCAAAAGAATATGAAATACGTATTTTACTATCTAATGGTGGTGGGGTTGAGAATATAATATTAGAACTATTCCCATTGTGGAAGTAGTCCTCTCCCTGAACCAAAATAATTCCGTTTAACTCGACAAAGAATAAGTTATTGACTTTTCTCTGAACCTTAAATGTGGTGGTTACTGAATCACCCGTAAATACCTCAGCATTTATCTCCACATTATGTTTAATAGTTTTAAATGTGTTTACCGATGAATTACCCTTAACGTCAGCACCTAATTCCATCATAATTAACTCTCGATTAATCGCTGGTACTATTTCAAATTCTTCATCGTCAATTAAGAATCCTTGCATTTGAAAAGAGTAAACCTGTTGATAGAACCTTCTACCCTCGATTGAGTCTATTTGTGATTGGTCAGATATCGATTCTAAAACCAAAGGGATATAGTGACCTTTAACGACTGTGTATGATTGTCTAGATGAGAATTTCTGCATCACTTTTGTATTAAAACCATTTAGTTCTCTCATACGATTACAAACCACAACAACATCAAAAGAAATGTCGACAGGTATTGGTTGAGGTATTTTATATACATCAGCACCTAATCTATTACCATCCCATGTAGATATCCTTCTATAAAAGAAACTTTGTCTATCGGGAATTGTATATTGTAGTGCCGGATTAGAACCATAAGGGACCTCAGGTTTACGAACTACAGTAATAAAAGGTAGTTGCATTTTTTCATCTTTATTGATGAAGTCAAAGGTATTTGATAACTCAGCCCATCTTTGTAAAGAAAGTATCTTTTCAATAAAATTAACGTACTTACCGTCACTTTTGAAACGTAGGTGTTCTTTTACAAACTCCAACATTCCTAAATCTAAGTCTTCGTGCATTACAGATTCAGGTAGATTAGTGTCTTGGTTGGTAATTTCTTCCAACATCTGCTCTCTCCTTTCTAATAATGTTTTCGACGGATAAACGTTAATATCCTTTTTTACTTTCTTTGGTAATGGCATAATTACATTCCTTTAAATTGGTCTTCACTAACAGGTGTACAAAGTATTGTTCTATAGAACGCCTTAAATCCTCCGTATGTGTGTTTATTATCTGATGTTACTTTACCATCATTTGCGACCTCATAATATCTTACTCTATCTTCAGTTTCATAGTAACCAATATAATCACCATAGGAAATTTCAATGTCTTTCTCTTCCATATGATGTTTATATAAAGAAACGGTCATATTACCTGGCTCCAAATAACGACCTAAACCATTAGAATAGGTTTTGTTATCAGGTCCTGCAATCTGAACATACCCTTTGAACTCAACAGGGGAAAAGAATTTAATCTCACCCTTACCCGATTCACC